AGGTTCTGCAACCGATTTAACAGTAGCAACACAACGAGCAGGATTTACTCTCGTGTATGTAGATTCAACTCAAGGTTGGTTACTGCAGAATAACTAGAGTTTAGAAATGACAACCTTTATAGGAATACGCGGTACAGCAATACAAGCAGTATCATCGGATCCAGCTAAACCTGAAGCAGGACAAATTTGGTATAATAGTAGTTCAGGTACTTTAAAAGGTTATGCACTTACAAATGTTAATGCTTGGGCTAGTGGTGGTAGTTTAAATACAGCACGATCTGTATTAGCAGGAACAGGAATATCAACTGCAGCATTAGCTATTGGTGGTAATCCTCCAACAGGTGCAACAGAATTATATAATGGTACTGCATGGACAAATTCTCCAGCTAGTTTAGGAACTGCAAGACAAGGTTTAGCAGCTGCAGGTACACAAACAGCTGCATTAGCTTATGCTGGTTATACAACTGCTTTAACTGCAGTTACTGAATCTTTCAATGGAACTTCTTGGTCTCCTGTTTCTAGTATGAATACTGCTAGAAGATATATACCAGGAGCAGGTACTCAAACAGCAGCATTAGGATTTGGAGGATATGTGACAGGACCAGGTATTGCAAATACAGAGTCATGGAATGGTTCTAGTTGGACAACAGTTAATTCAATGAATACTGCTAGAGGAGCTCAAGGTGGATCAGGAACACAAACAGCAGCTTTAGCGTTTGCTGGATATAATGGAGGTAATGTAGCAAATACAGAAACTTGGAATGGAACAAGTTGGACTACAGTAAATTCTATGAATACATCAAGACGTGCTCTTGCTGGGGCAGGAACAAATACTGCAGCATTAGGTTTTGCAGGTTTTACAACAGTAGTAGTTGGAAGTTCAGAATCTTGGAATGGAACAAGTTGGACTAATATACCTTCAATGGCCACAGCACGACAATTTTTAGGATCAGCAGGTACACAAACATCTGCATTAGCTATCGGTGGAGATAGTGGTTCAAATACAGGTGCAACTGAAGTATGGTCAGGACAAGTATTAGCAACTAGAACAATAACCGTATCATAACATGACAGCATATAAAGAACTCTTTGGTAAATACGTACAGAACTTGTCATCGGACCCAACATCAACGGACGCCGAAGGACAAATCTGGTATAACTCAACTAGTGGCACGTTTAAGACGGCTTTGGGTGGTGTAGGAGCTTGGTCAGCTGGAGGAAATTTAAATACGGCAAGAGCAGGAATAGGTGGGGCAGGAACTCAAACAGCAACAGTTGCTTTTGGTGGTGTAAATTTTCCAACTTTTTATTCTGCTACAGAATTATATAATGGAACTAGTTGGACAACAAATCCAAATAGTATGGCAACAGCTAGAAGACAAATGGGTTCAGCTGGTATTCAAACAGCTGCATTAGCTTTTGGTGGTACAACAACTGTTCCATTAGGACCTGGAACTACTAGTGCTTCAGAATCATTTAATGGTACAACTTGGTCTCCAGCCCCAAGTTTAAATACGGCAAGATCTTTTAATACAGGTGCAGGTTTACAAACAGCTGCATTATCTTTTGGTGGATATACACCACCTGCCGCTGTTACAGGAGCAACAGAATCTTATAACGGAACTGCATGGACATCCGTTAATAGTTTAAATACTGCTAGAGCAGAAATGGGTGGTGCTGGAACAAATACAGCAGCTTTAACTTTTGGTGGAGTGACAACTGTTTCAGTTGCAAATTCAGAATCATGGAATGGAACTAGTTGGACAGCTACTCCTACTTTAAATACTGCTAGAAATAATTTAGCAGGATTTGGTTCTCAAACTTTAGCATTAGCTGCAGGTGGAGAATCACCAGTTAAAACAGCTACAGAAAAATATAATGGTACAAGTTGGACAAGTAGTCCTGTTGGTCTTACAACAGCAAGATATGGTTTAGGTGGAGTTGGAACACAAAACACAGGAATAGTATTTGGTGGAAATAATGGAACAGCCAATGTAACTTCAACAGAAGAATGGGATCAGACAGCAGTTGTCCCCGTTGCTGGATCCTGGAGCAGTGGTGGGAATTTAAATACTTCTAGAAAATTTATGGCTGGTGTAGGTATTCAAACTGCATCTTTAGCTTTTGCTGGATTAAATTCTGCTGGATCAAGTGTTTTAAATGCAACAGAATCTTATAATGGAACAAGTTGGACAAGTCTTAATAATACAGTTAATTCAAAATATCAAGGTGCTGGTGCTGGAACTCAAACAGCAGCATTAAATTTTTTAGGAGCTAATGGATCTAATACTCCAGTTAATGTAACAGAATCATGGAATGGAACAAGTTGGACTAATACACCAGCAAATGTGAATCTTGGAAGAAGAAATAATCCTGGTGGAACAGGAACTCAAACAGCAGCTTTAGCTTTTGGTGGAGGACCTCCAATAACAGGAGCGACAGAATCATGGAATGGAACTAGTTGGACAAATGTTAATTCAATGAACACAGCAAGACAAACTTTAGGTGGAGCAGGAACTCAAACAGCAACTTTAGGTTTTGGTGGACAACCTCCTGCAACATCAGCAACAGAATCTTGGAATGGAACAAGTTGGACTTCAGTTAATTCAATGAATACAGCTAGATATGGTTTAGTAGGCGCTGGTATTCAAACATTAGCTTTAGGATTTGGTGGTTATACTCCGTCTTTAACTGGTGCTACAGAATTATGGAATGGTACCTCATGGACTTCAAATCCAACTGGACTTGCTTCTGCAAGAGCATATTTAGCAGGATGTGGTACTCAAGCTGCAGCTTTAGGATTTGGTGGTCAACCTTCACCTACTGGAGCAGCCACAGAAGCATTTACTGGTCCATATACTACTTTAAACTATAAAACATTAACAACTAGCTAGTTTACATTATGGTCAAATTAGCTTATAACAACTAACCAAGGAGCAAAATATGGCACTTTTTATATACGGTGTAGCATCTAACTACGGTAAAGATTTCTTTACAGCTGAAGACAGACAAAATTTTTTTCTACGTGGTTATCCAGGCGATGTTTGGGTAATTGGCGCAACTGAAAAAGGAGCTTTGTGGCTTGCAGAACGTGGTGTTGAAAAAACTAAAGCTGAAGCACAAGCAATTGTTGACGGTGAAGTTGCAACAGCACAAGCAGCGTATGATGCATTACCAGAAGAACAAAAAACAAATTTAAATAGACAAAGACCTACTGCTATAAACTTACCGTAAGGAGCTCACCTAGATGACTACTTACAACCAGATAGCAGGAAGACGAGTCAATTTCCTATCATCAGATCCAACGTACGTTGATACTAATTCAGACGGACAAGTTTGGTATAACTCATCTACGGCTACTTTAAAGTCATGGCTTCCTACAGGAGCGTGGGCAAGTGGTGGTAATTTAAACACAGCAAGATATTTTAATGCAGCATCTGGAACTCAAACAGCTGCTTTAGCATTTGGAGGATCTCCAGGTAATATAACAACCACAGAATTATATAATGGAATAGCATGGACTTCAAATCCAACTGGATTAAATACAGGAAGATATGGATTAGCTGCGGCAGGAACTCAAACAGCTACAGTTGCATTTGGTGGTAGTGGTCCATCTGCATCTACAACAGAAAAATGGAATGGTACTGCTTGGACTTCAAATCCAACAGGATTAAATACAGCCAGAGGATATTTAGCAGGAGCAGGTACACAAACTGCAGCTTTAGCTTTTGGTGGACAAGCAGCTCCTGGTATTACAGGTGCAACAGAATCTTTTAATGGTTCTACTTTTACAAGTTTGCCAGGGACTATGAACACTGCACGAAATGCTTTAGCAGGAGTAGGTACTCAAACTGCAGCTTTAGCTTTTGGTGGAAGTGATCCTGCTTTTACAACAGCAACAGAATCTTATAACGGAACTTCATGGACAACAGTAAATAGTTTAAATACAGCAAGATACGCAAACTCTGCAGCTGGTACACAAAGTTTAGCTATAACATTCGGAAATGGAGATCCAGTAACAGGAGTTACAGAATTATGGAATGGAACATCGTGGACAACAAGTCCGGCTACTTTAGCTACAGCTAGAAATAGAGGTGCAGGCGCAGGTACTCAAACTGCAGCACTTGCTGTTGCTGGTTATGCTCCAGGTGCATCTAATGCCACAGAAGAATGGAACTTCGGTGTCTATTCGTACAGCGCGGCTGCCTGGGCGAGCGGCGGGAATCTGAATACGGCAAGAAGTAATTTAGCTGGAGCGGGAACTAAAACTGCAGCATTAGCTTTTGGAGGATATGTTTACCCCAATCCAGCACTTACAAGTAGTGAATCTTACAATGGATCGGCTTGGACAGCTACACCAAGTATAAATACAGCAAGACAATCTTTAGGTGGAACAGGAACTCAAACAGCTGCATTGGCTGCAGGAGGAGCAGTAAGTGGATCTGCAACAGAATCTTATAATGGAACAAGTTGGACTTCTGTAAATTCTATGAATAACACAAGAGTTTTACCTGGATTAGTTGGTACACAAACTGCTGCTTTAGCTTTTGGTAATAATACTCCAGTTGTTACAGAATCTTGGAATGGTACAAGTTGGACTAATCTTCCAGCATCAATGAATACTAATAGATACGCTTCTGCAAGTGCAGGAACACAAACGGCTGCTATTGCAGCTGGTGGAGCAGAACCTGCTCCTTCATCAGCGTCAGAATCTTGGAATGGAACAAGTTGGACATCAACTCCTAGTATAAATACTGCTAGAACAGGTTTGGCTGGCGCAGGGACAAATATTGCAACTATAATTTTTGGTGGAAATTCTGGATCTGCAACAGGAGCAACAGAACAGTACAATGGAACTTCTTGGTCTAATTTACCAAGTATGTCAACTGCAAAAGCTGCATTAGGAAGTGCAAAATCTGGTACACAAAATTCAACTTTAGGTTTTGGTGGATATATAACAACAGCAACAGCAGCAACAGAATCATGGACAGGCGAAGTAGCAACAGCTGGTTCCAAAACCTTGACAACTTCATAGTAAAGTATTATATCTCCAACTGAATGACAGAGAAGAGAAATATAAAGAGCTTAATTCAGCAAGAAGAATTACATCTAAATAATTTATTAGAACCAGAAGATTTATCATCATTCAAAGGAATGGTTGAAGAACTTCGTGATACTTGGACTAAAAAACAAATATTCAGAACTGAAACAGAAATGAAAGTTGCTGTTTTAGATGACGGACGTTATCCAACACGAGCTTCTAAATACTGGCAATGTGTTAGAGAACAGAACGTATTTCTTGAGAATTTAATGTCATTATCATTTGATTACAGACGTAATGAAGCAAAGATTAAACAATTAGAAAAGAAGTTAGAAACTGAAACGGATGAATATAAAAAAGAACTTTATCAAATAGATTTAGATGAAAAAGTATATGGTAAAGCTAATATGGAATTAGTTGCAAGAGATAGATTAAGAGAGATTAAACTATGGTCTAAATTTAAAGCTGAATATGATGATGGTTCATTTGATACTAAAAATGTAAATACCCATCAATTTGAATCTTTAGCTCAAATCATGGAACATAAAAAGAATTCAATTACACCAGGATCTTCACAAGCTGAAGTATTCAATGTATTATCACAAGTAGACACTATAGACAGAATCAAGAAAGAAAAACTATTATCAAATGACACAAAAGAACAATTACCATTTGGAAAGCAATCCTCATAAGAAGATATTCTTCTTATTAGCACTGCCAAGATCAGGTAACACATTATTTGGTTCTATAATGAACCAGAACCCAGATATAGCAGTAACTGCTAATTCTATTACATTAGAGATTATGAAAGATATCTTTCTTCTTAAAGAAACTGATGTATTTCAAAACTACCCCGATCATAAATCATTAGATAATGTATTGTCTTCTGTTTATGATACTTATTATAAAGATTGGAATTATAAGTATATCATTGATCGTGGACCTGTAATGACACCAGGAAACCTTATGTTAATGAAACAACATCTAGGTCAACCTATTAAATGTATAGTTATTTGGAGAGATTTATTAGATGTTCTTGCATCTTATATTAAATGGTTTGAAACAGAACCTTCTGCATTTCCTAATAAATTTGGAAAAAAAACAATAGAAGAAAAACTTTGGATGCTAATGAATACTGATGGCGCAATTGCTAAAGATTTGATTGCAATAGAAAATGCATTAAAACCAGAACATAAACATATGTGTCATTTTCTTAAATATGATGAATTAGTAAATGATACGGAAAATCAAATTAATAAAATATATGACTTTTTAGAAATACCTAGATTTACTCACAACTTAAAAAGCTTGCAACAATTTAAAGTTAATGGTATTGGTTATGACGATAAAGTTGTTGGAAATAGAATGCATACGATTAGAGAAGAGATTAGAAAGGAATTAAATCCTTACCGAGCAATGATACCTGAAAGTATCGCGCGCGCGTACGGGCACATCGTATTATGAAAATATTAATATTTGGATTACCAGGATCTGGCAAAACTACATTTGCACAGAAATTAATTAAAGATAAAAACTTTGCTTATTTTAATGGAGATCAAGTTCGCAAGATGTTTAATGATTGGGAATTTTCTCATATCGCAAGAGTTAATCAAGCAAATAGAATGTTACAGTTATGTGAGATATCAGATAAAGCAAACGTTGTAGATTTTATTTGTCCCTTTGATGAATATAGACAAGATTACGATATAAAGATTTGGATGAACACTATTACAGAAGGTAGATTTGAAAATACTAACAAAATATTTGAAAAACCTAAAAAAGTAGATTTTGAAGTAAAAGATTTTAATTACGATCATATTATTCAGGAGATCTATGATAGATTACAGTAAACCAACTGCTCAAATGCTTGGACGTTGGCAGCCATTCCATGATGGTCATTTAGCTTTATTTAAAGAGATATTAAAGAAGACAGGTCAAGTTTGTATAATGGTAAGATCAATGCCACAAACAGATAATAATCCATTTGTATTTGAAGATATTAAAAAAAGAATTGAAGAAAAATTACAAGACTATGTAGGTCAATTTGAAGTTATAAAAGTTCCTAATATTACAAATATATGTTATGGTAGAGATGTGGGTTACAAGATTGAAGAGATTGTATTACCTAAAGAAATACAAGAAATATCTGCAACTAAAATTAGAAAAGAAATGGGACTATGAACTTTAACTTTACATTCCTTGGACAATCAATTTTACGTTATGAAACTCCTTTAGATATATTTCATGCAATCAATCAAACGTATGAACAGAATTTTAAAATATTAGAACCAGCTAATAAACAATTAGTAGGTAAGATTAAAGATGAGCATTCTTTATTTTATAATGGAGATGATACTAGTAAAATGATTCGTCATAACTTACTTCCTAAAAATGTAATAGATTGGTTTATGTCTATGTTTCATCATTACTTAGAATTCAATCATATTAAAAATTATCAAACACATTTAAATTCTATTTGGGTAAATGAGATGAAAGCACATGAATATAATCCCGTGCACGTTCATCAAGGCAATTTATTTACAGGTCTATCTTCAGTTATGATTTTAAAATTACCTAATACTTTTGGTGTAGAGTATTCAGCATCAGAAGCACCACAAAATGGTAAATTACAAATACTAGGTGCAGCCAATGGTCAATTTGCTAAAGTTGATTATGAGCCACCAATGAAATTAAGAGACTTCTATATATTTCCATATGATATGAGACATTGTGTGTACCCATTCAATGGAACAGATGACACAAGAAGAACATTAGCAGCTAACTGCGATGTATTATATAACCCAATACAGAATAGAGGAGCACAATGATAATTACAGAACCACGTTGGAAATCTTTAATCGTTGAAACAACAACTCCATTATTTACACCAGAACAATGTCAATTAATTATAAATGCAGGTAGATCTGAACCCGTTCAAATGGGAGAAGTAGGTGGCGGTGATAAAGGAACAGTAGATACTAAAACTAGAACTTCACATATTAGTTGGATTCCATTTAATAAGATGCCTGAAATGTATGCAACATTAGAAAGAGTAATACATCAAACTAATGGTAATCATTTTGGATTTGAAAATATTAGACTTACAGAACCTGCTCAATATACAGAATATCCAGAAGGTGGCTTCTATGATTGGCATATAGATTCCGATGTTAATTGTGCAAAAGAACCACCCGTACGTAAAATATCTATGACTTGTTTATTGTCACCCGATAATGAATTTGAAGGTGGTGGACTTGAATTAATGTCAGAAGGAAAAGTTGCAAAACCTAAACAAGGACAAGCTATATTCTTTGCATCATTTATTAGACATAGAGTAATTCCAATAACTAAAGGTACAAGAAAATCACTTGTTATGTGGTTTGGTGGTACTCCATTTAAATAATGAATAGAGAACTTTACTTTGCAACTCCTATCTATGTTAAAGATGTTGGATCACAAGAATTTAATAATAAATTAGAACAAAATATTATTAACTGGTCTAATCAAGATAAAGGTTTAACTAGAACTAATATGAATGGTTGGCATTCAACAGATGATATGCATACAAAACCAGAATATAAAGAACTAGTTGATTTATTATTTCAAGCACAATTTCATATTTACAAAGATCAAAATTTAGATTCAGAACCATTTTTAGGTAATATGTGGGCAAACATTAATCCACCAGGTGGATATAATAGACCACACATGCATCCTAATTCATTATGGTCTGGAGTTTATTATGTTAAGACACCAAAGAATTGTGGACATTTAAAAGTAGAAGATCCTAAATCAGTATCTTTAATGTCTATGCCAAGAAGAAAAGATGGACCATTAGAATCGTATTTATGGAGAGAAGTTCATTATGAACCAGTTGCAGGAAGATTAATAATGTTCCCAAGCTGGCTTAACCATTGTGTAGATCCAAATCAATCTAATGATATTAGAATTTCAATTTCTTTTAATTTCATGCAAAAGTGTATGATTACATGAGCTTCCAAACTAACAAATATCAAGTCATTAAAAAAGCAATACCTTACGATCTTGCTAATTTTATATTTAACTATTTCCTACTTAAAAGAGACGCTGTCCATTATCTATATACCAATAATATAGTAGCGGAAAACGGGATGCTAGGAACGTGGAAAGATCAACAAGTTCCAAATGTATATTCTCATTATGCAGATTTTGTTATGGAAACATTACTAATGAAAGTAATGCCTATAATGAAAAAAGAAACTAATCTTAATTTAATACCTACCTACTCGTACGCGCGCGTGTATGAAAAAGGATCAGTACTTGCTAAACATAAAGATAGACCAAGTTGCGAGATATCTACTACATTGAATTTAGGTGGAGATCCTTGGGATATTTATCTTGAAGGTATAAAGGTGGATCTAGAACCGGGTGATATGTTAGTCTATTCTGGTTGTGAATTAGAGCATTGGAGAGAAGAATTTACAGGTAATATCTGTGCTCAAGTTTTCTTGCATTATAACCATGTAAATGGACAGTTTGCAGATTCCAATTTATATGATAAAAGACCTCTGTTAGGATTACCACCTTTTACTAAAAAATAGTATAATTCAACAAATTTGGTGGTATAAGTAAGCTTATGCCAATAACTAAAGTTAAATTTCCACGTCCCGGTATTAACAAACAAGATACAGTATACGGAGCCGAAGGCGGATGGACTGATTGCGATAATATGAGATTCCGTTATGGAATCCCTGAAAAGATCGGTGGCTGGCAAAACGTTGCTCCACCATTTCATCTTATTGGTGTTTCTAGAGATATCCACAACTATACAGATTTAGCTGGAGATTCATTATGTGCAATCGGCACAGATAGAAAACTATATATTTATTACGATAATAATTATTATGACGTTACACCTATTTCTACTACACAAGCTGTAGTATTTAATTTTACATCAGGAACTACTATTGTATCCGTTACATCAACTTCTAATGGAGCAGTAGAAGGAGATTTTGTTACATTCTCAGCTGTAACAGGAGTTAGTGTTGGATCATCTACAATTACCAATACTACAATGTCACAAGAGTTTGAGATTCAAGAAATTAAAACAGCTAATATATTTACAATTAATGTATCGACTCTTGGAACTCCTACTTTAAATGATACAGCCACAGGAACTGGTGCATTTCAGATAAATGTAGGAGCAGATACAACTCAATTAGGTATTGGTTGGGGAGCTGCATCTTGGGGATTTTCTACTTGGGGAACAGCAAGACCAACAGGGGTTATAACTCAAAATCCAAGAATATGGGCTTTAGATAACTGGGGAGAAGATTTAATTGCAACAATCGTTGGTGGAAAAACATATTATCTTCAAACAAGTACATTTGTAGTATCTAGAACTACAAGAGCTACATTATTAGCTACGGCCCCCACACAATCTAATTATATGATTGTATCTTCACGTGATAGACATTTAATATTTTTAGGAACTGAAACAACACCAGGAACAACTACAACTTATGATCCAATGGCTGTATTATTTGGATCTCAAGAAT